CGGCCTGGAATATAGTAGATATGAAAATCAACATGCGGAGATTTTCACTACTGAAACATCTGACAGAGCTTTTGAAGAAGAAGTAATGTTAAGCGGTTTTGCTTCTGCACCAACTAAACAAGAGGGTGCTGGAGTAGTGTTTGATACAGCAGGTGAAACTTTCACAGCTAGATACAACCACGAAACAATTGCTTTAGCATTTGCTATCACTGAAGAAGCAATCGAAGATAACCTATATGACAGATTAGCTGCAAGATACACAAGAGCTCTTGCAAGATCTATGTCAAATACGAAGCAAGTTAAAGCTGCTAACGTATTGAACCAAGCACAATTTACTGCTGTAACAGGTGGAGACGGTAAGCCTTTAATCGCTTCTGATCACCCACTTGCAACTGGCGGTACATTTGCAAACGTTCTTTCTGTTGCTGCAGACTTAAACGAAACTTCACTTGAGCAATCGTTAATCGACATCGCAGGATTTGTAGATGAAAGAGGATTAAGAATCGCTTCTCAAGGTAGAAAAATGATAATTCCAAAAGAATTACAATTTACTGCTGAGAGATTGATGAAGTCTCCTCAAAGAACTGCAACTGCTGATAACGATATCAACGCAATCGCTTCTATGGGAATGGTACCAGAAGGGTACTCAGTTAACAATTTCTTAACTGATACTGATTCTTTCTTCCTATTGACTGACATTCCTAACGGACTAAAACATTTCGTTAGATCGCCAATCAAAACTGCGATTGAAGGTGACTTCGATACTGGTAACGTAAGATTTAAAGCTAGAGAAAGATACTCTTTTGGATTCTCTGATCCAAGATGTATTTTTGGTAATGGAAATCTACCAACTAGTTAATAGTTAATAATAAATATTAATTACTCTAAAGGGGCGGTGTTCACATCGCCCCTTTTTTTATGTATAATAAAATTACCTAGAAATAAATTATTTTGTAGACTGGCTAGGCAGACGGTATAGAGACTACAAAATGAATGCTATACAAAGGAGAAAATTATGGCTAACACTACGTTTACAGGACCAGTACGATCAGAAAATGGTTTTATTGGTGCTACTAAAAATGCTTCAACAGGTGCTTTCACAAATGTTTTTGAAATTAATTCATCTGGTCAGTACGTTGGAACACAAATACAAGGTCAAGGTGTTGTTGCAACTGCACAAGTTGAGTCTACAGCAGGAACTAACGAAGTAACTTTTGCGCAACCTGCAAGATCAATTATCACAAGTATTCAACTTGTTTGTACATCTGCACCGACTATTACATCAGGTGACATTGGATACAAAGTTGGAACTGCTACTGGTGGAGCGCAATTAGTTGCTGCTGCAACAGATGCTATTTTAGATGGCGGTACAACTGTGCCTGCAGGTGCTCACTACACAACAACTCTTTTAGATACAACTGCAAGCGATGCTTCTCCAGCTGCATCTCCAAGAGTAAATACTGCAATCAATTCTACAAGAAACATATTCCTACAAATCACTAACACTCAAAATGCTAGTGCAAACGGATTATTCACTTGGATCATTGCGTATAAAATATACGGTTAATTAATTAGTGGCTCTCTTCGGAGAGCCACAACTAAAGGAGAAAATTATGGGTGGAGGAAGTTTTTCATCAGATCAATCGAGTGCACATGCTACTAGCACAGCACAAATGGTAGCTCAAAATAAAAGAGCAAGACTTACTTCGATACAAGCTAAAGGTAACGCTAGTGGATCTATCATTTTTAAAAGTGGTGGTGCTTCAGGCACAACGATAGCAACCTATTTGTTTGGCACTGAAGGTTTGGATATGTATCTTCCAGGAAACGGTATTTTGTTTGATGATGGTATTCATGCAACAATCGCTGGTACTGGTGGTGTAACAATTACATTTACGTAAGATGGATTTAGAATATTACTCTGATATTCTGCAATTAAGAAGAGGTGGCGATGTACAGCCACCTAAAACAAAAAAATATTTTAGGTCAACTAAATCAGGTGCAGGTATGACTGCAGCTGGAGTTGCAAAGTACAGAAGAGACAATCCTGGATCTAAATTAAAAACGGCTGTGACTGGTAAAGTCAAACCTGGTTCAAAAGCTGCTAAACGTAGAAAGAGCTTTTGTGCAAGGTCAGCGGGACAAATGAAAAAATTTCCTAAAGCTGCTAAAGATCCAAATTCAAGATTGAGACAAGCAAGAAGAAGATGGAAGTGTTAAATTAAGTTGATTTAACAATTAAAATTTATATATTTTCTCTATGATAATTTTAGGGATAAATATATCTCATCATACCTCAATATGTATTTATGAGGATGGTAAAATAAAAAAACTTTATAATGAAGAAAGATTTATTTTAGAAAAAAATTGGGCACCCAATGGAAAAAACTTTGAAATATTACAAAGTATTAATACGAAAATTAATTTTAAACCTGATTTTGTTTGTTATGCATCTGCAACTGGCGCATCAACATCAGATAGAGAATATAAAATAATAAAACAAATACAAAAACAACTTAACCACCCACCGTACTTTTTTGATAATTCAAAACACCATGTATATCACGCATTAACTTGTTTTTACTTTAGTAAATATGATGAAGCTGTAGCCATAATTGTAGATGGTGGTGGAGCAGTCTCAAAAAGATTTTCTCCCTATCAAGAAATGCAATCAATTTTTACTGTTAACAAAAAAAGTATTGTTTGCCATTTTAAACACAATTCTAACAGAATTTACCAATTTCCAGAGTTTTCTAATGAAGAAGTAATTAAAAATTATGCTTATAATTATCTTAATATATACTCACAAAAAGCCATTGGAGGTAGAGCTTTTGTTGAGGGTTGTGAAAAAATAGGAATGAGAGGCACAGATGCTGGAAAATTAATGGGATTATCATCGTATGCAAATTCTAAAAATAAATACAATTTAAATTACGATCATGTAAAAATTGCAAATGACATACAAATTCAAACTTTTAATGAAACCTGTGATTTAATTGAAATCGCAAAAACTAAAAGTAAAAATATTTTATTATCTGGTGGATATTTTTTAAACTGCTCAAACAATTTTAAATATGTTAAAAAATATCCTGGTCTAAATTTTTTTGTTGATCCAATACCAAATGATGCAGGAACATGTATAGGAGCATGTGTTTATTATGATAATTATAAATAATTTAAATGAAGCAGTAAAAATATTACTAGATCAAAAACCTCTTGTAATTTTTCAAGGTGACAGTGAGTGGGGACCTAGAGCATTGGGTAATAGATCTATATTATTTGATCCTAGAAATAAAAATGCAAAAGAGATAGTAAATAATTTTAAACAAAGAGAATGGTGGCGACCTCTAGCTGGAACAATTTTACATGAGTTTGCAAATGATTATTTTTATTTCGCAAATTTATCAGAGAGTCCACATATGTCCTTTGCTGTTGATGCTAAGGAAAAAGCTTTAGAGGAGGTACCTTCTATAGTTCATGTTGATAATACTTGTAGAGTTCAAACTTTAAAAAAAAATCAAAATGAAAATTATTATAATTTAATTTATGAATTTTACAAAAAAACAAATGTACCAATGTTATTAAACACTTCATTTAATTTAGCTGGTTTTCCAATTGTTGAAGATTTTGAAACATTAGAATTAACAGCTAAGACTTCTGAATTTAAAAATATCTATGCACCTACAACCAATCTTTGCTGACAGTTTTATTTTATTTAAAAATATTGATTTAGACCATAATGAAATAAAATTATATTTACAAGATCAGAAATACAGATTAGAGAAAAAAGAGAATCAAAGTTTGATGTCAGATAGTATTAAATTACTTGATCAAACAAACGTTGGTTACAATGTAAAAAAAGTTTTTGATAGATATATAACTAAAGCAATAGATGCTTGGGGATACGATGTAAGCCATAGAATAGTTAATTCTTGGGCTACCAAAACTTATCCTAATAACAATTCACATCTTCATAGACATTTAAATTTTTGGTTGACAACTGTCTATTATCCAAAATCAGAAAATAAATTTAAAATAAAATTTGAATCAGATAGATTTGATCTAACTGATTATGATATACATATTAAAAATAAAAATACCTTTAATAGTAGAACTTTTGTTCAAGAAGTTGAAAGTGGAGATTTAATAATTTTTTCTGCAAGATTAAAACATCAAATAGAATATAATGATACAAATGAGATAAGATATTCTTTAGCGACAAATATTCTCCCTCAAGGATGTGTAGGTAGCAGAGATAGTGAACTTGTACTATAATTATTTATATGTCATACTTAAATGCAAATTTACCACCTATTTATTGCAAGGTAAGAAAGGAATATTTATATGATCTTAAAAAACATCACGGAGAAAGTGAAGACTGTGTGGTCTTCGGTCTTACATCCATTTCAGGACGTGCACTCTTATTTAACATCATGCTTCCCAACGGTGCATGCTTTTGGCGTTTGCCTATCTCAGCGTTTTTTCAAAAATCGTATGATCGAGCCGATGTGCCGAATATGCAGACGCACGAGTTGGAATTGTGGAACTGTTTTAGTTATTGGCCTAGTGTTCATAGGTTTGATTGGTTGGCTGGTGTAAAAGGTAAATATCTTGGCATAGATAAAAAATTTTATCATGGAGAATATTTATTTACGATTGATTGGGGCCACCCAGATGTTAATATCTTGGATGTTGAACATTCTGAAATACCTCAAGAACATAAGTGTGCGCATATATTGGCTCTTGCTAACGGTAATTATGCAGCTCAGCCTAATAATCGTATTCTCTGGCACATTAATAGTTATACTACTGATAACAGCTGGCCAGATTACAAGGTTCAAACTACATATTGGGATGCTGAAGATAATGGATTGGTTACAGAAGATAGTGATAAAATGTTCTATGAAATGGAAAAAAAAGAACAAACTTTAAGCGAAACTTTGCAAGAGGGTTTTGAAAAAGAAAGAGAGGAGGACAAAACGTACGAATGATTGATAAATTTATTTATAAATGTTTTGAAGCACTAGACAAAGTATGTGAATGGTTAGATAATATATTTTACACTAGAAGGAAAAAGAAAAAATGAACTTTAAATGGGATCTTAAAAAAGCAATTCAGGAGCAGAGAAAACAAGAATCTGCAAAAGTGCAATTAAGAAAAAGAAGTATGGATTCTTTAGCACGACCTAAAGCTTCAAAAAATATAACTTCAAAAGATCCAAGATTACAAGGAATTTAATGTCTAATAGACCATTACAAATCGGAGAAGAGGCAAAAGTGCAGATGCCTATGAAGACGGTTGCTAGTTTGATAATTATCGTGGCACTCGGCACTATGGGTTATTTTCAAATAATTGAACGTCTTAATGTTGCAGATACTAGACTTCAACTAATGGAAAAAGATCTTGAGGAGAATACAGAGTTTAGAATCAAGTGGCCACGTGGACAATTAGGTTCATTGCCCGCAGATTCTGAGCAGTACATGATGATTGAGGATTTGTACAAGACCACGGATAAGTTAAATGCACATATCGAAAACATGGCTTTAAATAAAGTAAACATCGAGTTTTTAAGAAAGCAAATGGACAAGGTTTTGTTAGATATTGAAAAATTAAAAGATGCTAATCGTGAGATTGGTTACAAAAACGGGAGTTACTCACAATGATAGAGTCTATAGTGGCCCTTTTGATGTTTGTAAACGGAGAGATCAAGGAACACCTTGTGCAAAAAAACATGGCTCATTGTCTTCGCGGGAAGCGCCACGCAGAGAGACAGTTCAGTGAATCAGTAACCTACAAATGTTACAAAGGTAAAGCAAAGATAGAGTTATACCAAGGTAGAAAATATATTCAAGCTTTGATACTAGAATAATGAAATTTATTCTTAGTCTTTTAATTTGCTCTAGTGTAGCAAACGAATGTATGCCTCCTTATCAATGGCCTGAAACATTTCCTACTAAATATGATTGTTTAAT